GGTTCCGAAGCGCCGCCCAAACGTAGTCAGCGCAAAAAACTAGACGTGTTACAATACCCATAATGAAACCCAAACCACTAGCATCTCCACCTCTTGCCAGCAGCATCCCCGTCCATTGCGCGCACCTGCGACTGGCAGACGTGACCAGCCTCATCCCGAATCCGCGCAACCCGAACAAGCACGGCGACACGCAGGTTGCGTTGCTTGCCAAGGTCATCCGGCATCAGGGCTGGCGCGCACCCATCACCATCAGCAAGCGCAGCGGATTCATCGTGACCGGCCACGGCAGGCTCGAAGCGGCGAAGCTGCTCCAGGTTGCCGAGGTGCCGGTGGACGAGCAGGATTTCGCGACCGAAGCCGACGAGTGGGCGCACGTAATTGCCGACAACAGGATCGCGGAACTGGCCGACGCCGACCGCGCCATGTTGCGCGAACTCGCCGAAGAACTCGACACCGGCGACTTCGACATGGGCTTGACGGGATTCGACGCGGAGGCGCTTGAGGAACTGATGACGGCGGCACCGCCGGCACAAAAGGCAGAACTGGAAATTTCGCCGGAACTATTCGAGCGGCACGACTATCTCGTGGTCATCTTCGAAAACGAAATGGATTGGCAAGTGGCGTGTGAGCGCATCGGGATCAAAACCGTCAAATGCCAACCAAACGAAACCAGCACGATTCAGCAGACAGGCATCGGCAGAGTAATCACCGCGGAAACCCTTTTTGCTACATGGAACCGTTAAGCGGCAACATCCACGTCGCGATCAAGAGTTGGAAGCGCGCCGGCAAAGTGACCACCGCAGACGTGATGCCGTTTGCTTCCGTGTGGGTGCCCGAATCGCAAGCGGCAGAATATGAAAAGCATCACCCCGGCAAAGTCGTCGCGATTCCCGACGCCGAAGACGGAAACCTATGCCGGAAATCCAACGCCATATTGAACCGGACGCCGGCGCCGTGGACGTTGATCGTGGACGACGACATCACGAGCATTCACCGTTTCGAGGGACGCAAGGACTCGACGCTCACCCCGGCAGAAATCGCGGGTCTCATTGAACGCGGCTTCGAGCTTGCCAACGCGATGGGCGTAAGGCTGTGGGGAATCAACCAGAACAGCGACGAAATGGCTTTTAAGCCGTGCGCGCCTTTCGCATTGCTCGCGCCCGTCCTCGGTCCGTTCAATGGACATTTGGAACCGGAGTTGCGATATGACGAGACAGTAGGCGGAAAAGACGACTATGATTTCTGGCTTCAAAATATCCGCAAGCACCGACGGACATTGAGGATCAACAAGTATCACTATCTGCACGACCACGGCAGCAAGCCCGGTGGATTCGTTTCCATGCGAACGATGGAAACCGAACGCGCCGCGGTGAAGCGAATGGAGCAAAAATGGGGGAAAAGCGTATTCCGAGTGGGCGGATCGCCAGGAGCTAATCGCCGAAGGGACATCAACCCAGAAGGGAACATTCTGAACAGCCGGATCACCGTGCCAATCGCAGGATGCTAGACGAACTTATCAAACCGATATGAGCCGCGAAGGAACAACCGCCGAATGGAACGCCGACCGCACCGCGCAACTGCTCGACGTGACGCGAGAGCACCTTTACGTGCTCGCCCGCGCAGGCACGATCCCGAAGCCGATAGACGGCGCATGGGCGGCGGTGAAGTGCAACGTCGCCTACATCCGCAGCCTGCGTGACCGGCACAGCGCGAGCAGCAAGGAGGACAAGTCGCGGAAGCTCAAGGCCGAGGCGGATATGGCGGAGATGGAAAGCGCCAGGATGGAGGGCACGCTTTGCCTGCGAAGCGACTATCTGAACAACTTCGCGGATGCCATCGCGCACGGCGTCTCGCGGATCTCCCGGCTCAAGACGCTGACCACGGCGCAAAAGGAATCCGTGTTTGCGGCGCTGCGCGAGTTGAAGCTGCCGGAACTGGAGAAGCCAGCGGAGGACGCCGTCGATGAGCCTGCCGACAAGTAGCTTCTCCCGCATACGCGAACAGACCCGGCGCGACGCATACTCGCTCTGGGCCGGATGGCATCTGCGCGAGGTGCGCCGCCCGTCCGTGTGGGCCGCGCAGGAACGCCGCATCGCTGCCGGACAGTCGCCGCTCACGCACGGCGAGGACATCCCGTATCGGCACGAGGTGATGCCGTGGTGCGTTGAACCGATGGACACCGCGGACGACCCGACCGTCAACGTGATCGTGCTCTGGATGGCACGGCGCAGCGGCAAGACGGAAGGCGTGTGCGGCAACATCATCGGGCGCACCGTCACGGACGACCCCGGCAACATTATCAGCATGTGGCCGGTCGAGGACAGCAGCGACCGATTCAGTCGCGACGTGATCGAGCCGATGATCGAAGCGACGCCTTCGCTGACGCGCGTATTCGTGGAGCGCAAGAGCCGCGACACCGGGCGCACCATTGACTACAAACGCTTCCACGGTGGCTCGCTCTACATCATCAACGCTGGCAGCAAATCCAAGACGCGCGGCATGGCGGCGAAGATTGTCCTGGCGCATGAAGTGGACGCTTATCCGGTGAGCAGCCAAGGCGAGGGCGACCCCATCGCAAAGCTATTCGGACGCACTGAGGGATTCGAAGCAACGAAGATCATCGAGTCCACCGGCACCTTCACCGCCGAGATCACGCCCGATGGCGCAAAGGTTTATCGGAGCAACATCGAGATGTGGTATGACCGGAGCGACCAGCGCAAATGGTTCTGCCCATGCCGGAAGTGCGGACAAGGCCAGTGGCTCAAGTTCGATCAGATCAAAGCCGTCGAAAAGAAAAGCGGGGCGCTGCACTACTACCTCTGCGAATCGTGCGACGCGGATCACGACGAAAAGCAGTGGCGTCGCATGGTGGGAGCCGGACAATGGAAACCCACGGCACCGTTTAACGGGGTGCGCGGCTACTGGATCAACGGTGCCAACTCGCTTTTCCCCAAAGCGAAAGGCTACACATCCAAGCTCCATCAGTTCTACGCCGAGAACGAAGCGGCGATGGCAGCGCAGCCGGAAGTAAAAAAGGTATGGGTGAACGAAATGCGGGCGGAGCTTTGGAACCCTGACACGGAGAAAACGCCGCCACCACCGTATCAGCCCATTCTCGACGGGCGCGAAGACTACGCGACCGAGGCCGCAGTGCTTGTGCCAGAGCAGGCGCTTGTGCTCACCAGTATGACCGATCTGCACGGCGACCGGCTGGAAGTGGAATGGCGCGCATGGGCGAAGGATGAGACGAGCTGGGGCGTCGGCCACTTCGTTCTTTTCGGCGACACAAACCGCACGGAAGTATGGGAGGAATGGACGAAGCACCAGCAGCGCACATTCCCGCACGCGCTCGGCGTCCCGCTGCGACTGTCAATGGCGCTTGTGGACGGCGGATGGCGCGTTGATCCGGCGCTTGCGATGCTGCAACGAATCCATCACACCCCGGTGCCAGGCGTGACTGGCAAGGTGCGAATCAGCAAGGGCGCGCCGCAATGGCAATCCGTAATCCACAATAGATGGGGCACCGTCAAGACGACAGCCAAGGGCATCATCATCGGGACATGGGCGGCGAAGTCACTGATTTACGAACGCCTGCGCTGGCACGGCGCGAAGGAAAAGCCGCCCGGCTTCATGCACTTCGGCAAATGCTACGGCGACGAGTTCGTCCGGCAAACCGTATCCGAGGTGAGCGTGTTCAAGATTATCAACGGCGCGAATGTGGAGACGTTCAAGAACCCCGATGGCAACCGCAACGAAGCGCTGGACTTGCTCGTCGGCAACCTCGCCGCGTTCCGGCGCACGCGATGGGACTTCGAGACAATTGAGCGGACGATGCGCGACGACGCCGAAGCCCTGCGCACGCCAAACGCGAAGCCGAAGCCGGAGATTGACTACGCCATTTTTGAGGGAACGCAGACGAGGGGAAGCTGGCTGTGAAAACATCACCCTAAGCATTTACGCTTGCAACCCCGGCGCGGTGCGGCTATACGAAGCGCCAACAATGGCGCTCCCGCTTCTCACCATATTCCCGCAGTCCATCACGTCGGGGGACACGACGCGCCTGCAACTCAGCCTGCCAGAATGCCCGGCCTCGACCTACACGGCGACGCTCATTTTGAATCAAGCCGGAGTCGCAGCGGTGACGTGCGCTGGCACAGCGACCGGCGACAACTTCCTGTTCACAATCACCGCCACGCAATCGTCGGCGATGCTTGTCGGCGCGTGGACATGGCAGGCTCGCGCAACGCAGACATCGAGCGGCGACGTGACGACCGGCGCGGCTGGCGACTTCATCGTGCTGGCAAATCCCGCCAGCACGCTCACGAAATCAAACGCACAGCAGCAGCTTGACGCGGCGAACGCGGCGCTCCTGTTGCTGGCAGGCAACCCCGACGCGGCGACGAACTTCAACGGGCAGAGCATCACCAGCGTTGACATCCCGAAAATGATTGCCGTCGTGCGCAACCTCAAGGCGCTTGTCGCAGAGGAAAAAAACGAAGCGTCCGGTCTGCGCGGTGATGCGCCATCCCGATCAATCCGCCCCTACTTTCGATGAACTGGAAATTCTGGCAATCCACAAAAAGCGCAGCGCCGGAAACGGCGGCGGTGCGCAATGACTACACGCAACTGATTACTCAGTTGAAAAAGCTGTCACCTGACTGGCAGGTGAACCGCATCGGAGTTGACGCGGAGATTTACAGGAACCACTGGGAACTGAGGGCATACAGCCGCAACCTCGCGCGCGAAAATCCCTACGTCATCGGCTACTTCCAAGACCTCTGCGCGAACGTCATCGGGCCGAACGGCTACACGATCCGCATGATGATTAAGGAGGAGGAGGATCGCGTGATTCACACGCCGCTGGAAAAGGCGACACTTCGCGCGGAGACGGAACGGCGCGCACAGATCGCCGCCTACATCGAGCGGACGACCGGCAAAAAACCAGCCGCGAAAAAACTGTTTCGCGAAGTCAAAGGCAAGGCAACGATACAGGTCGGAGAAATGGACGTGTTCGCCTGCCAGCTCATCGAGCGAAAGTTTCGCGAATGGCAGTTGCGCGAAAATTGCACCGTCACCGGACGACTCAGCTACAACGAAAGCCGGCAGCTTCGACTAAAATCCGCAGCGCGCGACGGCGAGCATTTCATCCGGCTCGTCCGCGATGCGCGCTATCAGCCATTCGGCTTCAAGATTCAGCACATCAACGCGGAGTGGTGCAGCTACTACTTCACCGGCAAATGCGCGGCGACCGGCAACCAGGTGCGATTCGGCATCGAGTATGACGACAGCGGCGCGGCACCCGTCCCGGTGGCGTATCACTTCGTCAAGGCGACCGCGAGCCAATGGGGAGGCTACGCACCCATGCCGTTCATGCAGGGCGGCGAAGAAAACTGCACGCGCATTCCAGCCGAGGACATCATTCACTACGCCAAGTTTGACGACGACGCGGACGTGACGAGGCCGGTGCCGTGGACGACGCCGATTATGAGCAACGCGCGCCAGCTTGCGAAATGGATGGAAGCGGCGGTTGTATCCGCTCGCGTCGGCGCGTGCTCGAATGTATTTTTTGAGACTGACCTTATCGGGCCGGATGGCATGGCAGCAGCGCAGCCTGACCCTGACATCATGAAAAAGTTCTCGCTGGAAATGAACCCCGGCGGAATGCACGGCCTGCCTCCCGGCGTGCGCGCCAAGGAGTTCAACCCGAACAATCCGAATCCGGCGACGGGCAGCTTCCGCAACGAGAGCTTGCGCGAAATGTGCGCGGGCCTTCCAGCCGCTCAATTCTCGACGCTCGGCCAGAACTACTCCGAGATCAATTTCAGCGCGGGCCGACTTGAAAGACTGAGCATCACCGCGCAGTGGATGATGCTACAAGAATGGGACATTTCCACGGCGGAGCGGCGCATCTTTTCCGAATGGCTAAAGATGGCGCTTATCATGGGCGCGGTGCCGCTGCCTGTTGCGAAGTTCCGCAAGTTCAACGCAGTCAAGTTCACGGGCCGCCGATGGGCAGGAGTGGACGCCGTGAAGGAAGGCGTCGCAAAGGCGCAAGACCTCGCCAACAAATTCACCAGCCTGCAAGCCATCCACGATGAGCAAGGCACCGACCTCGAGCAGACGTTGACCGAGATCGCAGAGAGCAACATGCTGATGGAAAAATTCGGCATCGAGACGGCGACCACCAAGGGGCCGATGACTCCACCGGACAAAGACGAGCCGGATGACGACGACGACGAACCACCCAAGAAAAAAGAAGCATGAAAAAGAACTGGTATTCCATCACCGCTAAATCCGACTCCGAATGCGTAGTTGATATTTTCGACGAAATCGGAATGTGGGGAATTTCCGCCAAGGAATTTGCCGAGCAACTGCGCGCCGTTGGCAAGGTGAAAAACCTCACGCTCAATCTCGACAGCCCCGGCGGAGACTGCAATGACGGCCTCACGATTTACGATGCAATTAAAGCCAGCGGCGCGAGCGTCACCGCGAACGTCATCGGCCTCGCGGCAAGCATGGCCAGCGTCATCATGCTCGCAGCCGACGCTGGCAAGATTCGCATTTACGAAAATGCGCGCGTAATGATCCACCGCGTCACTGGCGGCGCGCACGGCAACACCGACGACCTCGCAGCCGCAGCGCAACTCACAAAGCAATTCGAGGATCGCATCGTATCGCTTTACGTTGCGCGCACCGGCAAGGATGAAGCCGAGATTCGCGATATGATGAAGGCGCAACTCGGCACTTGGTTTTTCGGGCAAGAGGCAGTTGACGCAGGCTTCGCGGACAGCGTTATCAGCGGCGCGAAAGCCAAGGCATTCAAGGCGCAATGGGCGGGACTATTCACAATGCTTCCGGCTGCTCTTTTCAAAGGCGACGAAAAAGCTATTGACACCGCCGCGCAATCTGTTATAACCGCGCAAATGGAACCTTCCACGCCCACGCCCGTTGTTGCCGAGCCAGTCGCGCCGGTAGTCACCCCGCTTGCAACTCCGACCCCCGCGCCCGTGGAAGCGCCGCCCGATGTTCCGGCTATCTCCGCGAAAGCCGCAGCCGACGCAATCACCGCCGAGCGCGCGCGCATTACGGAAATCAAAGCGTGGGCAAAGTCGGTTGAAGCCGTGCAGAAAATCAGCTTGACCGACGCCGTGGATACCTTCACCGCAAACGGCAAGAACCTCGCCGAGTTCAAAGAGCACGTCATCCTGAATACGTTCAAGGCCGCGACCGTCGCGACTTCCACGGACGCACAGGGAGCCGCAGGCAACACGATGAAGCGCGCCGACTTCGACAAGCTCTCGCCGTTTAACAAAGCCGACTTTTGCAAAAAGGGCGGGAAGATCACTGACTAACCAACCGCAGAAAACCTCACTTCGTAACCGCACAAATATATGGCCGCACCCACCAACAACAACACACTCACCAGCCTGATTCCCGATGCCTACGCCGCGCTTGACGTGGTGAGCCGG